GTTTCCATCATTGGGCCAGTGACGGCATTAAGGGCTTTTTGAGCCGCTTTGCTGGCTTCCTTGCTAGCTGCTTGGCTTTCTCCACCGGCAAGCTGTGCCAGCGCATTCAGCCGTTCTTGCCCTTGCGAGCCTTTAAGAATTCGCACAAACTCATTCGGGTCTTTGCTTGCCGCTGATTCTGCCAAGGCTTGCCAAGCGGCACGATCAACATTGCCAGCAGCTTGCCCCGCGCTAAGATCAGGAAATTGCGCCGTTGCGGCTTTGATTTCCTCAAGGTTTGGGCCTGCAACACGTTTCGCAATCTCGCTAGCTTTGAGTTGCGGAGCCGCTCCGGTAAAATAATCAATTGCTTTGCCAATCCCTTTATACCCAAGTTGACCAAGCGCAGGCAATACGATAGGCAACGCTGCGCCAATACCAGCAGCAGTACCAGTCTCGCCGCTAATGTCGCCAGACAACATAGCTTGCGTGGCCCCGGCAGCGGTAGCACCGCCAGCCAATTGAGCAAGTCTGTTTGCAACACCGGGCTGCAACCCTGTTCTAAAGCCGCCAGTGGCAAGGGCTTCGCCAGCAGGAGTCAATACACGCCCAAGCGTAGGGGCAGCGGCGCCAGCCGCTTTAAGAGCTTGTCCTGTCTTCATCAAGGCGGCGGTTGGGGCTATGGCTTCGCCAACAAATTCAGATACCCCGGTGCTTATTGGATAAGCTTCTTTGTATTCAGCCAACCCAGCAGGAATAGCTTCTCGAACACCTTTAGCGCCTCGCTGCACGCCTTCAGCGCCAACAGCGCGAGCGCCTAGCTCTGTGATGCCTGCCATGCCTCTAGCCGCTCCACCTGCCAAACCTTGAAGCACTGCACCCGGCAACGTAACCGGGCCTTGCAATGCTTCGATGCCTGATGGCGCAGTCTGACCCATTGCACCCATGCCCATTTTGGAAATGTCTGGACCAAGTCTTTTAGCGCGAACATCAACAAGCGGCGCTTCTTCAGCCGGCACAGTGCCGCGAGGCTGTGATGTTGGAGCATTTGGTGCAGCAGAAGGCGCATTAGCAAAGTGCGCTTCCATCATCGTTTGAGCTTGCTCAGGCGTGGTGCCTTCCGGCACTTCAAACCGAGCCACACGGCCATCCGGCATCTGAAAACGGGCGACTGGCATTATTCAAACCCCAAGAATTTAGCTTTGCCTGCGGCAGGTGCGGCAGCAGGTTTTGCTTCTGTCTGCCCGCCTTTGTATTCATACGTCATGTTATACGCATCGCGGACACGCTCTTTTGAGCCTTGCAGACGAATGATTGCATCATCAATTGCGCGACGAACTGACTCTTGGTCTTGTCGTCTATCAATAGCCGCAAAAGCAGCGCGAAGCTGCTGCCCTTCCGCATTTGATACGTTGCCCAACGCACCACCAGTTGGCGAAGCATTTCGCATTTCTTGAAGCTCAGAAAACCCGCCTCTTGCCATAATTCGGTCGTAAATCGCTTCGGCTTCCCGGGCCTTGCCAGTAACGCCGGGAGTACGCCCATAAACAAGCCCTGTGATGCCATTCAACCCAGGATGAGTTTTTAGCTTTTGAAGGTCTGAGATCAAATCGTTTGTGTTCGCATCAAACGTTTGTATTGCTTTAGTCGCCTGCGGATACTTGGCCTCACGAGATTGAATTTCTTTTTTTGACAATGGCTCAGCAAGTCCCGCCTCTTTTCTTGCGGCTTCTTTCTCCGCAAGTTCTACGCGACGTTGCTCAAGTCCAATACGAGTTTGCTCTCTAGCTTCCGCAGCCTGCTGCGCCGGAGTCATCGACTTCGGATACATCATCCCGCCCCCCGGCACAGCTTGAGGCTGTCCAGCAGGCATAGCGCCGCTCATGCCACCTGGCGCAGGCAAAGCTAGCGCGTTGGTGCCGGCAGCGCGAGTAGGCGGCGTTTGGCCCGGTATGCCAACTGGCATTCTTGGCTGAGCCGGAGTGGGTTGCGGCAATGATGGAATGCCGCCGCCAATAGCGTATTTTGGCAAAACTACAGCGCCAGTTCCAACATCAATAACTTGTTGTTCAAGCGCTTTGTCGGCTCCTTCGCCATGAGTAAAGGCCCATCGTCCAATTCCAGCGTCTTGAGTGTTTGCCAACTCAGCACGATATTGCGACATATCAGCGCCTTGGGATTCCGCCCAATCAAGCCATTTCGTAGCATTTTCGCGAGTAGGATTGGCAACAATTCCCGCAACAATACTTTTGGCAAATTTGTGTGAATCGGCGGCCTGCTTAAGTTGAGCCGATCTTTGCTCCTGTCGTTGCTTCTCCAGCGCCATCGCCTGAGCGCCAAAACCACCGGCATATAAGGCTTTGATAGGATCTTGGCTTTTATACGCCTCACGCTCTGACAAAGCCTCTTCCTCGCCACGTTGCGCAGCGCGAAGCTGGAGATCGGCTAGGGCGTTTTGGCGTTGTTGTTGGGCAAGCTGCGATTGACGTTCCTGTGCCGCCTGAAAGTTGCGCAAAAAAGCATTGCTTGCTTCAGGTTGAATAAGCCCAAAATTTACGATTCCGTCAGCCATATGATTTATCAACCGTAGTTTTCAGGGGTATATCCCCGAGCAAAAGAAGACTGCCCCATACCTTGCCCACCGTAAAGGTTGCCAAGATAATTTTGAATTTGAGGCGTACCTAATGCGGTGCCAAGCGCCGAACCGATGCCGCCATATTGACTGGCTCTTACGTTTCCTGCGCCAAGCATGGCATTAGCAACATCTGCGCCACCAGATAAAGCAGCTTGACCCATTCGCGCAGCCGTTTGACCGCCATATTCGCCAAGTTGTTGCGTTGCTGTTTGGCCCACACCTGCTAGTGATTGCAGAGGGCCAAGCCGCGCCTGACGCTCCGCTTGATAACGATTGAAAGCGTTTTGATACTCTTGGCTGCCAAGGTCTTGGCCGTAGCGTTGAACGCCTTTCATTTGAGCGCCCGACAACAGCCCGCCACGAGCAGCCGCGCTGCGTTCAAGGGCTTTCATGCCTTCGGACATGCGGAACGCATAACCTGGGTCTTGCTGGAATTGTTGCATACCAAACGGAGTGTATTGAGAAGCTAAAGGCACAAGTTGCGCAAGAGCATTGACCCCGGCCTGCCGCCAAGGCTCTTGCAGAGCTACTTGGCGCTCGAACATCTGGCGTTGAATCTCAGCGGCATAACGCGCCGCATCTGCGCCAGTTTGTCCGGCTTGCTCAATGGCTTTGGCTTGATCTCCAGCCGCAGCAGATTGTTGCATGGCCCCGCCAATGCTTGCCCCTAGTGCAGCGCCTTTCGGGCCGCCGACAGCAAAACCAACGCCCGCCCCGATCAAGCCACCCGCTTTTTTAACTACGCTACCCATAATGGTCGCTCCAAAACTATTTGCCTGCCTTCTTTGGCAATCGGCTCGAACCCAAACCCAAGAGCCAGCCGCATAGATGTTTCATTTTCCGGGTAAATCTTAATGACTGCTTTGCTATGCTCTTGTGCTAGTTTAGCAAGGAATTTAGTTATTTCCTTGCGAATCGCCCATTTGCCGCGTTTTTCTGGCACTACAAACACATCAAACTCATTGCCGTCTGCTATGAATACGCCGCCATCAAACGGCGTGATCTGAGCATGTTTTTCTACATGCTCTCGCAACTCTGGCAGGTTGCGACAATCCAGACCGTCATACTTATCTAAAGTGTCGCAAATAACCTGCCAAACGTCATCAGGTAACTTCACGCCCAGATGCTCTAATGTTGATTGCTGACGCGGTGCCGGCAATTGTGCTAATGAAAGCACCGGGTGAAAGAACTTGGCCAACAATCTCGGGGAAAGTATAGACCTCCGAAGGCTGCAAGGTCTTGGTTTTCGTAATCAAATTCTGATTGCCGGCGGTGTCCGCTGACGTTACCAGATTGACCGAAATCGTTGCTGCCGCTGCGCTATAGTTTGTGGCGGTGAATTTGTCAATGATAGTCGTCAAGCCAGATGCGGTGTATTGAGTTGTTTGCGTGGCTTCGGCAATCTTGGCGGGTATTAAAACTTTTACGGTGATTGTCATGTTAGTTTATTAAATAATGATAAAAATGAACAATAATTCATTATGCCCCAGCTACCATGTGCCCGCTAAACCATGAAAATCCGCCGAGAACATCAACGACTTTCGTCGAATTATCAATTTGTACAACAACAGCGCAAGTATCGTTTTGATTCATTTTTACTAAATGCGCCCCAGTAAATGAGGCCACATTAAGAGAATTCATTACTTGAGCAGGAGCTATTCGATAAGTAATGCTGTCACTTGTCAAAGCAAGTTGCAACAATCCTCTATCATGCCCGGCCAATAATCCGCCAAGTGAAACAACATAGGTAAATAAATATAAACCAGTATGAGGGGCAGTGAATACTCCTGTAGTCGTATTGTGAGAATTAGAATTGTCAAAAATGTCTTGGTCAAAAACAATCGTGTAGCCGGTCCCATCACCAGTGACGTTGAGAATGTCCGTGCTGACTTTCGAATTGAACGCTGGAAGAAGTTTATTTGTACAAGGAACGGCACCCTCTATGAATGCGTCGTTTACCGTAACAACAGGTGTGAACGCGTGACTGCCAGACAATCCGCTAATGCTGAATTTTTGACCATCCACGCGAACATCTTCTCCGCCGACGCCAAGCGTATCCCCAAAAAACACCCCATTTAATACAACATTATTTGCATCACTGGTGACGTTGATGATTTTTCCGGTATAGCCAGCCACTGGAGAAAACGACAATTCTTTGGCTGTAAGTGATGTTATTGAAGCCCCGCCCCCAGCCGACCCCAAATAAAGCTGAGATGAGCCTTGATTGGACTCAAACTGCCAAGAATTTCCTCCAAAGCCTCCCGCACAAAAATGCGCACCATAGCCTGAATTTTCACTGCATGACAACCCGACAAAAGAGTTTGATCTACCATTTGGCTGGTAATAAATACCGTGCTGGAATGCCCCTGTCCCAGAAAAGCCATTAGCAAATGCTCTGGTTTGAATCCATACCATTTCGCCAATGGGGTCAGTTCCGCCAATAACTCGCAAACCGTTTTTTCCGTTGTCAAATACAGATAACGAGTTGCTGTAGCTTCCATAAATAGCGCCTTCCATAAATACGCCATTTTCAGCGCATTCACAGACAGAAACATTGTCAAAATATGTATGAACTGCTGTTGTGTTCGTATTGGCTTGAATGTGCAGACCGTTCCCGGTAGTTGCTCCTCCGGGAGAAACTTTTGCTCCACGAATAACAATGTCTCTCGCAACAAACCGCAGACGAACATTCCCCACAGCTCCAGCATTTACGTTTATTGCATCGCCAGTAGTTCCAGTGTAATGAAGAACAGTTCCTCCGGCCAAGTCCCAAGAATTATCATAATCTTGTCGTCCAGCTTTTCCTTTAAATGTAATGCTTTTTGTAACATTTAATGTTGTTGAGAAAGAATAGACTTGATCAGAAAAAATCAATTCTCCGCCTGCTGGCGTTGCATCAATTGCAGCTTGAATAGTTGAAAAATTGTCAGCAAAAATTGTTCTTCGAAGTTCAGTTTGTACGGTAGTTGGCAATGCATTGATGCCTGCTGGCAAATACCCAATCAATGCAGACCCGCCAGACGCTGCCAGACTTGGCAAAATATTTAGAGAATCCGACTGAACATTATCAACCGTCCAAATTTCCACGTCTGTAGACGTGGTAAGCTTAAATTTGTACGATGCCGCTCCAATCCAAATGCTGGCTTCTCCACGACTATCTAAAATAACTGGATTGGTGTTTGGAACGGTTCCGCTTGAGTCAGTGTATGTTGCTAACGGAGTAGTAGTCCCTGCGGTGTATGTATAAACTTTACCGCCAGACAATGGAACACCGTTAGCATCGACAAACTGTTGTTTGGGCGTAGGGATTAGCGTGGTCATGTAAAACTATCCTTTAACTTGTGGCAGCTTTGATTATCGCAAAGTTAAACACTGGCTGCTCGGTTGTTGTGCCGCCAGTGGTAGCAAAAGTAATTTTAAAACTTCCGGCCCCCACATTTGTTACATGAATCATATATAGATCAGTGCCAGACTTTTGATTCACGATTACGGTATCTGTGGTCGCTACAGTGCTGTTTGTCACGGTGAAAGACTGCCACGTGGTAGTGCCCGCCGCACTCACCAGCGTAATCGCACCATTAGTCTTGTTCAGCGTGACGTCTGTAGTCCGGGAGGTAGCCTGTGTTACTGCGCCACCTGAGCCGGTGCCGTAACCTAATCCCCCCGGCCCTGTCACAACTATATCGCCACTATTTAAAACCCGTCCAGCTTCAGTCGCTCCATTGTTTCCAACTTGAAAAATAATGTCAGCGCCTGTGGTTCCTGCGGCGCTGGTTGGCCTTAAAGACAGCGTTGAGGTGGTGGTTGTTCCTCCCACAACAATCGCAATTCGTGGGGTTGTAAGCGTTGGGTTTGTTGCTCTAACAACACTCCCTGAGCCAGTGTTGGCGCTCCATTGCGGAGCCGTCCCACTTGAGGTTAAAACTTGGCCGGACGTGCCAATTGCCAAAAATGCAGTGGTGTTAATCGCCGTTTGATAAGGCAAAGACCCCGCCACGCCCCCATCTAAATTGGTTGCAGTTCCGGTTGTGATTGTTGAAGGCTGGACATTTTTCCAAAACGGCCCAGCACTGTCATATTGCAACAAGTCATTGTTAGCAACAGACGTAATCTTGACGTTATGCAACTCGTCCAACTCGTATCCATTATCTACCTTGACGTAGATGGAGCCTACAGATGCATGTACTCGTTCAATAAAGCCTAAAATAACCGTATGGTCTGGCGCACTTGGACGCGTGGTTGTCCAAACGCCAGGCGTTGTCGGAGACAGATAAACAGTATCGCCAGCCGTATAGCCAAACGTGTTTAACTTATAGATCGGGCCGGATGTTAAAACCCATCCTTCTGCCCCTGCGGCGATGGTTTCTGCCACAAATCCAATAGTATGCGCTGAGTTTGCATCGCTATCGGCTTGGGCTAGTTTTACGGCAATTCTGTTGCCTTGCGCCCCAGAAATATAGACCACCTGCCCTTTGGTCATGGTGGAAACGGTGTCGTTGTAACAAAGCGCGTATTGCTGCTCTCCCACCAAATACTCGACATTGCCGCCTTTTAATCCAAGCACCAACGTTCCGTTACCATCATCCCAATAAGTCACACCAGGGGCCGACGCAGGCGCGGGGGAAGGAAATCTGCTAAACCCAAGCATTCTTACGTTATCTTCGTTTACAGAAGATAACGTTCCAAGCTGCGGCAAAGATGGCGCTGTATCAAGCTGATTCTGAGCACTGCGAGCGGCTTCCTCAAATTGAGCCATCATCGATGCAAGCTGGGCTTGGTCATACAACAAACCAAGCTCGCCAAGAATGTCATTTATTGGCGGGGGACCTACCTGCAAATCAGAAAGCGAAGTTTCGTTTGTGCCAGCGCCTGTTAAATTGAACAGGTTAAAAAAAAACCGATACCATTCCCTAGCCATAAGACCCGTGCGCGGGTCAATAAACTCGACTCGTGGCGCTGGGATGTTGGTGATGTTGATAGGATTAGGCATCGGTGGCAGATATGGCTAGTTCAGCGCCCATAATATTGATCTTTACTGGGTCAGTGCCGGAAATTTCATAAACTCTATCACGCGTTTTGGTTGTCATGCCGAGACGCCTCCAGATTACACGCCGTCCTTTTTGGCCAATTTTACCCATGCTACGCCAATGTTCATTGCCCCATGTAAAACCGCCATCATCTGACCATCTAAGCATGACTTGTGGGTCAGTTCCTTGTGCGGTTTCTACTGAAACCAAAATGGAAACGCCGCTTTCTGCAAGCAAGGAATCTCCCGATTCAGTATTCAGCGTATTGAGTAGCGTATAAGGGTCGTTTCCATCAAGGCCAACGCCAGCTTCACAGTCAAGTTGCAAGCTGTGATGCACAGTACGCTTGAGGTTGTTTTGGCCGGATGGAAGCGCACGCCAAGACCTAAGCCACTTTTGCAGATCGCCGTTATCTGAATAAGTGTTGATATCTAGTGCGTAAATGTTGCCGTTTTCATAATCACCAACCACTATTTGGTTGCCAAAATTCATTTGGCAATTACTTCTATGGCGCGTAAATTGCCCATTAGCAAACCCAGCTCGCTCATGCCACGCTTGGGTGGCTACGTCATACACCCAAGTGGTATTTGCTGTTGGGAAAATCAGCACATAAAAAGCGTGACCGTCTTGCTGGTAGGTGTAAGCAATAGCGTCAGAAATGTCGTCGTACTCTTGAATTTGCCATTCAACGGCGTGCGTGCTGATACGTTGGCCGGTGTAGCCATTGGCTCGATAAACAATGCCACGGCCTCTAGCGTCAGCGCCTAGCCAAAAGATGCCGTTATCCAGTTTTGCTACAGAATAGGGGGCAACACATCCAATTTCATTAAACGCCCCTTGAATGCGCGCCAAAGGGAAATCAGCGTTGCCTGCGTCATACCAAACCTCAACCGAGTTCGTGCCAAACAGCCACGCCTCGCGGTGATCAACAATTAGCGCGACAAGTCCGTCCGGGGAACCTTCCGCACTGGCAAAATCGAGTGCATCCACTTGAGTACCTTCAAGCAGACTTGTAACCCAAACTTTTTGACTGTCAGGCTCATTAAAAACAAAATACCCATCCAAATAACCTACTGTTACCGCTCCCGAAAAATCAGGGTCGGTAATCTGTTGAAAAACAAAAGTGTTAGAATTGTAAATATAACTTGGTCCATTGCAAGCCACAAAAAGCTGGCTTCCATTATCAGCCATTGACACCGGACCAGACCCCGACACCGTCCCCACCAAAGTGGCAGTCCAAGATGGACTGATCTTATAAAGGTTGGTGCCGCTTACTGCGTATCCATATCCTCCAAACTGCCATAAGCCGCGAATTGGCCCATCTCCAACAGTAGCAAGAAGTTTTAAACCAGGTGCGCGTTGCAAAAACGCCGATTCTTTGCCCCCCTCGGGCACAATCTCTGGGAACAGATTAACCATGCGATTATCATCAGCACTTGGGCTGCGGGCCACATAGCTAGAGCCGAGGATGGGTGATTTCATCAATAATTCCCGGCGTACACGTTAAACCGCTGACGAGTTGCCACGAGCGAATAAGGCAAGCTCATAATGTCATTAGGATTGTTGATGCGCTTGATATTGCGTTTTGACACCATCGCAATACGTTTAACTTGCAGAGAAGGTTCGACCCCAAACTCGGGAGCCAATTCACACGCCAAGTTATAGCGGAAAGCGCGCAGATAGCCTGGCGGAAAAGCCAGTTGAGTCGCCAAAGTAACGGGCTGAGTGAGTTCCTGCGCCGAGATAAAATGCCATTCCAAGTCACGTGTGGGCTTGGGATAAATGGTCATCTGGATATTCGGGTATTCCATATTAATCCACATCACTTGTGGATACGTGGAAGTCACCGTTTTGACGGCAATCCCGTCATATTGCTTCTGATTGATGAATTTAATACCAAACGACACGTTGGTTGTCGGGTCGCGGTAATAAGTAGAATCATCCAGCAAAACCGGGCGATTACCCACAAAATCACCAGTAGGCCCTAAGTGGCGTTGAATCTCGCCAGAAGGCCATGTAAAGGTTTGATCTTGCGTGTTGTAAATAGACAGCTTTTCAGTATTCCACGAATCAATCATTTGATTCATGGCGAAAAGCGCATCGGCAGAGGTTTCAGACGAAGGAGTCTCGCCTTCGGCCAGCATCCCTAGTAGCCTGAGCGCCCCATTGATGATTTCGCCAGCCGTTGCCATTAAGCCCCCTTAAGCCGCAATCTTGGGCGGTCGCCCTCTTCGCCTAACCTGAAGTTCATTTATCGGTGCAGGCTCTTCAATCTGCTCCGATTCTTCTGGATTATAGCGCACCCAGCCATGCTCTTCATCATGCTCGGCCTCAAGTTCCATAGTGGCTATTTTGGTGCCGTGGCGCTGGTGTTTGAGATAAATCAGCATTATATATGTGCCAGAAACAGGGGCCGAAGCCCCTGAGTATTACAGGCAATGAATGATGGCAAAGTTAATGATAACTGCCTCAGACAAAGAACCAGCACTAACATTTCGCAAAGTGATGTTGGCAGAGCCAGCACTCAGCGAATTAACCCAGCAGTTATAAGTTGCAGGGGTAGCAATACCGCCAGACAGCGTAACAATCAAAGTATCGTTTGGAGAGATAAAAGAATTGTTAAGCGTGAAACTAACGCTAGTCGCAGCAGCAAGCGCAGCGTTGTTCATCGTGATGCGGCCTGCCGCTTTGTTAAGCGTAACGGCAGTGGTTTTGTCGGTAAGCTGAGTTACAGTACCTTGCGCTGCGGCGGTGTAGCCAAGCTCAGAATCAACGTAGCACACATCGGCGCCACGAATATTCTGATCTTCATAGGCCACGCCAATTGCTTTAGTGTTTGCCATATTAAACCTTTCAGCAAATTGCCCCGAGCGAACCCGGGGCATTAAAGTTAGGCAAGGCGATAAAGCTGCCACGCGCCAGCACCCGTTTTACGGGCTTGGAAACGCGCAGATGCGTTATTCACAACCATTGAGCCGCCGCCCGTCACCGTCCAGCCAGTGTTGGTGATAACGGTGATGTTTTGAGCTGCCGTGTTGATCAGCACAAACTCAAAGGCGGTATTAACTTTTTCGCCCATGGCTTGATAAGCAGACTCAAGCGCAGCAACGGCGGGCAGGGTGAAGTTAATGGGAGCCGCCGGGGTGCCGATAAACATTGCAACGCCGGCCAATTGAGCCGGGGTCGCAGCGGGGTCAGTCGTAAATGCGACGGGAGCGGGCTGGACATAAAACAACACGCCAGCTTCATTACCATCGCCAAGTTGGTAGCCACTACCTGCAACTGGAAAAGCCATAATGAATTCCTTTCAATTAAGCGCCGGGGGAAGCCCCCCGGCTAAATCACAATTAGCCCCAAATACGGCAAGCCATCTGCGGGCGAATGACGCTGTAGCCATACAGCACATCAATACGACACGGCATACGGTCATTGTTGATGTCGTACTGGCGCACAATACGCAGTGAGATGCCGTTATGCACAGCACGCGAGGCCATATCCACACCTTGCGGCAGGAGAAGGTCGGCGGTGGCAAACGTGATGGCGTCCTTGTGATAAACAAGATTTTGCGGGTAGGCGCTGGAAGCCGCACCAAGCCAAGTAACGGCAGCAGTGGCTTGGGGGAAAGAATCCACCGTAGCCAGAGCTTGGTTAGCCGTAAAGATGGCAGGGAACACGGTCACGGAAGCCACACCACCAGCAGACGCGGTTACGTCAGCAGTCACAACGAACTGTTGAAGCGAGCCGGTCGATTCACGGGTTTGCGGATTGACTGCAAACACGTTGCCGATGGTGAAAACTTCACCAGCTCTGATGGTGGCGTTAGCGCCCAAGCCCGTCAGAGACAGGGTGGAAGTGCCTTGCGCAGAAACGGTCGTATTCACAGTGCCGTTGGTGCGGGTGCCAGTCGTCAGCGTCTTGATCGACTGAGACATATTCACTTCGTCAAAGCCCAGCACGCCAGTACCCATCATGCCATTCTTGAATTGCTTAGAGATGGTGTCGGTGGGGTTAAACAGGCCCTTCATGCCTTCTACGAGGCCAGCGTTAGCAGCCGGATTCACGGTGGCATAACGGGGCGACATGACAGCCGCGTTTTCGTTCAGCTTTTGTTGAGCTTGCAGCAGCACCAGCGAGGTGGCCGGGGTCGTGCCGGGGGTACCAACGCTGTTACCGATGCCCTTAAATGCATTAGCAACGTCAGTATCAATGGCAGCAGCCAGTTGGCTAATACGAGGCTTCAGCACGCGGTCAGCGAAGTCGTCCAATTGCATGGTCAGTTCGGCAGACGTAAAGTTGATGCCGATATGCTTTTGGGAGGCCACAGACAGGGTGGTAAATTGCTCGTTGTCGTCCTGAACTTGCAGGGCGGCGCCGTCAGTCACCAAAGCGCGGTCCGGCAGGCGGATACGCAGCGCGGAGCCGATTTTTGCACCTTCAACGGCGAACGAGTCGTCGTATTGGCGATTAACGTTACGGGTGAGCACCAGGTTGTTCTCAAGAACTTCGAGAGCTTTCCGGGTGATCATGTCGATAGTAAGCAGACTATTTGGCATGATTATTTCCTAAAAAAGTTAGCGGTTGCGTTGTGCTTCCCACTTCCGAATTTGCCGTTGTCTTTCTGCTTCAATCCATTCTGACGCGCTCATGGTTTTAATGGAACGTGGGTCAGTCGTATCGTATGCAGCACCGCCAGTAGAACGGGCGGTAACAGGGGCAATCGGTGCCGGGGCACTGGTTGTTTTCTTCGCGGGCGGATTATCGGACAGCTTAGCCTCGATCTTCCCGATTTCCTTAGCTTGCAAGATTGGCGAAAGGCGAGAAATACGGTCAGCTTCCTTCGGATTGGTACCCAAAAAATACGCCAAATCGGGGCCAATATCAGAAGCCTGAATCGTTTCAGCCATCACGTTAGTGATTCTCAAATTCGGGTTATACGCGACTTGCTCGAAGTCTTCATACTTTTCCCGCGCCTGCTCTTCACGCTCGTGATAACCCTCAAGCAACGATGCTTGCTGTTTAGCCAGCTCACGCTGTGCCAACAGCTCTTCAGCCTTACGATAAGCCAATGCTTCCGCATAAGCCTCGGGGCTTTCAAACTGATCGACAGGCGGGAGGTCGCCCGGAGGTGCAGCCCTTACGGCTTGCGCTTCCTCAGCCCTGCGCTGTTGCTCTCGTTCCCACTTCCGTTGCTCTCTTGCGAGCCTTTTGCCAATAGCCGCGTCCAGTTCTTCCTGTGTAAAGGTTTTAGCTGGCTGCGATTCATCGGCAACTTCCGGCGATGAAACTTCGGGTTCAGGCGATGCCGTCTCGACCTGTTCCGGCGCGGGCACTTCCGCTAGTTGTACTTCTTCAGTCATGGTTGATTCCTAAGAATCCCTGGTCAAACGGGCCAGTACGGTATTAATTTAATACTATTAAGCTGCTGCCATTACAATCCAATTCGTGCCGTTAGATACAAGCGTTGCCCATTTACCAATAGTACCAGCAAGAATAGCCGTACCAGCAGTTGAGCTATTTAATGGAACAACATTGCTGGATGCCGAAACCACAGTAAAAGCTTTTATTGTTTTAACGGTGATTATTCGCCCCGTCCAGCTTGATGCTGTTGGCAAAGTCACCGTGATAGATGCAGAGCCATCACAGACAATGAAATTTTCATTATTTCCAACGATAAAATTTGCAGTTTTAGTAACTGGCGCAGATTGTCTGATGAAAGCAGATGCGTTTGTTTGATATGTAACTCCACCCTGCACGACCGGCACAAGTTCTGAGCCAGTCAGGGGGAGCGTGGCTGCTGGGAGTTCTGAAATTTTTGTGCCGGCCATGTTTATTGCCCGTTATTAAGCTGCGACGAAACCTTGCATATTGACATACACCGCACCAGCTCCAGAGGCGGTGAGCGTCACCACTTCAAGCAGGGTGTTGGCAGTGCCGCGCAGGGGGCACGAAAAATCAAAATTGGATGAAGCCAATCCGCCAGTCGGAATTTTAATCCGCCACAACACGGTGCCCGCCGCACCGTCACGGATTGCCAATTCAGTGGCGTTTGTCAGTGCTTCAGACATGATCTGAATATTGGTGATGTAATTCCGCAAAGAGGCACCAGCCGCCG